ATAGTCATAGCAACCAAGTTTTTAAATTTTTTGATTGCAATTTGCTCGTCTATCTTGCGCTGCTTTTCTTGCTCAATAACTTGATCTTCGAGATCGTCAGCGGTTCTTTCCAGCTCTTCGTCTGACATAGCATCGAAGTCCATCCAACGTGGCTTAACGCCATACACCGACTTATACTCGTCGTAAATGTATGATGAGATCATATCTCGTTCTTCTTGAGTGAGGGTGGCTTGGCTCATTATATTAACTACTCCAATAAGTTTCAGAGGAAGGTGAACAATAGTATGGAGTATCTGAACGCTCCATAAATTTCTTACCAGTCATTAAATTCGTTTTTTCAACCATCGTTACAATATTGTTGTTAAATTCTTCTAACGAAGCAACAGCATATTCTCGATCGTATTTTTTATTCAGCGATGATTTAGAAATGGAAGCACCACGTTTCGTTTCAAATTTTGTGTTATCAGCGTGGTTATTGACGTTGTATACTATAAACATATTCATTCCTCAAAAGTTGAAAGGGTCATGCAGTAGCTTTGAAGCTCTAGCCTTGTGGCGCCAGTAAACCCTTTCTTTCATCATTTTATAGATATATTCTACATCAGGTATCTGAGAAAGTACACAGTTTTGTGAAAATATTTTTTCCTTACAAATCAATAGGTTATAACTTGAACGGCTCTAAGTGATTGATTTGTAAGGAAAAAATAAATTGTAACAAATTGTTACAGCGTAAGTGATTGATTTGATTGATAAAACTGTGGAGGGTCTCCCCTCCACGAGTAATATTTCCTAACCTCCTTAATGACTTAAGTGATAATCTTTCATCTCATCAATTTTGCTCTGCAAATACTCCATTTTTCGTTGAATATAAAATGCCTTTTGAGTATTACCAGATTTCTCCAAACGTTTCATATAATATTCTAATTCTCTAGTATCTTTCTTCAATCTTTCGATTTGAACTACCATATATTATATACTTCTCCCTATGAGTTGATGAAAAGGTTTTGGAAATTTCCTCCTGTGAAGTGACTGTATTAGAAAGTAAAAAGGACCTAAGCCTCGAGTGAAGCTAGGTCCTATCCTATGAGTATAATAATATGCTCATAATTTTATTTATACAAAATCAATCCTTGATAAGATTGGGAAATGCATCCTGGACCAGCTTTTTAGTAACACCTTTATAGTGAGCAGTTCCTGTTTTTTTAATTAATTTTTTGTCTTTCATCATAACCAATAATTCAGCTTCTTTTGGATGAACACTTTCTAGCATATTAATAAACATTGTTTCTCTTCGAATAGTGTTTAACCTTTCACCTTCTCCACCTTTAATAAAGAACTTAAAACGTTTACATTGAGATTGAATAGCGCCACGAGTAAAACCAGATCTCTCTGCTAATTCAACATCATAAGGTGGCATACCTTCTGGTAAAATAAATTGAATGGTATCATCCATACCACCACGCAATATAGAACGTAAAGCAAGAGAATTATTCTTTTGTAATATTTCTACTTTTTCTTCTTTTGTTTTAGCTTCAGCAGCTTTTTCTAAAACTTCATAAACGTATAAGGACATTATAAAAATTCTCCTGCGCATTCGATTAAAAGTTTACAACGATTCTTTACAAGGTAATTCAATACCTTTGACGGGTGTGCTAATTTATGATTTAGATATTTATCTATTGCTTCTTTTTTCAAATATCCCGGAGTTTCAGATAAATCAACTAGCATTTTATTTCGCATATAATTACGATATAACTCTTGGTCTGACGAAATGGTTGCGTCCATTATAAGGTCAGTAATCATAGAAGCTTTTTTTCGAGTAACTGGTGATTGACGAATACTATCAACAAAAGTATTATCAGGACTTAATATATTAGGTACACCATCGCCAGCATCTCCCTTGAGTATATGATTTGTAAGATAATCAATTGGATTTTTATCTTCTACAAACTTTTTAGTCATGGGAGAAAATTGACGGACATTATTATATTTTTGCAATTGGATAAAGTCTTTATCCGCTGAAACGATCAATACTTCTTCATGACAACCAAGCTGTTGTGTATGTTCTACCAACGCACCAATAATATCGTCTGCTTCGCATTTCTGCACACGAATTGTAATATACGGAAAATGATCGCCTAAATCTTCAAAGACTTGATTAATAATACGAAATGCTTCATCCCAATCAATTTCAGATTCTTCTCTACCTTCTTTACGTTTGTATTTATATTGAGGGAAAATATCTTTACGCCAAGATGAAGTATCATTAGCAATAACAACTTGGCCATATTTATCTTTGAATTTTTTGTTATACATTCGAATTGAATTCAAAATCATATGACGTATTAGGTCTTCTTTGATTTCGAGTTTTTGTATAACAATGTTTGCAATTGCAATTGCATTATAATCTATAATAATCATGGGTCATCTCATTCAATCAATTTATAATATATTATACACCACTTTTGGCGATTTGTACACCTAAAATATTTTTACAACATGAAACACTACTGGATTTAAGAATTTAAGTTCATGATGTCTATCATCTAAATCAATCCACATAAAGTGCTTGGGATTTTTCTTTAGTATTTTTTTAGCTGTAAATGTTTTTTCTGCTGGCGCTTTTTCAACAATTGAACCATCTGCTAAAGTTGCTTTTTCACCAGGATAATAGATAGTGATTTGGTATTCTTCTCGCCAATAAGTGTTCCACGAATTAGATATCCATACGCATATAGCCTTCGCAATTTTTAGTTTCCATAGCACCAAAGCTTTTAACCATCTAAAAGGTGCTGTAATTATTCTCCAAACTATCATGTGTCATCTTCCGGCTTATTAAATAACTCATTATGATGGTCCATCATTTTTTGGAGTTCAACTAAAGAAATTTTTGTATCGTCCAAAAAGTCTTGTAAAATATGATATTCACCATCGTGTCTTAATAACATTGCATAAGTACAATTAATAATAACAGCTAAATCGTCAATCATAGCTTTACTGGATAATGGATCATATCCACACTCCAATAATATTTTAACTAACTGATCAATTCCATCTGCCGCAACATTAAATTGCATAGAATCAACTATTTCTATTTTAGAAGCAGCACCAAGGCGAGTTTCTTTTTCCTCTTTAGCTTTTTTTATTCTATCTAATGGAAACTCTATTACATTATTCATACAAATTTCTTAAGTGCGCCTTTCTTACTTTGACTTGAATCCAAGCGTTATAATAATCATCTCGAATTAAAGCATTTCTTTCAATTTGCTCTTTTAATTCTAAATAAGCACACTCGGCTTTTGTTTTGCATAAATGTAATATTTTTCTTCTAAAGAAAACACTACCAATTTCTTCAACGTCTTTTTTTAACTCTTCATTAGATCCATAATAAGTTTTCCAATCTGACTCTGCCTTATAACGTTTCTTTTTCTTATTTACTTGGCGAGTTTTCATTGACCAAAAAAACTTTTTACCAATATACTTCTTACCATTCAAAGTATTTTCTATTTCATAAACAAATCCATAAATTTCTTTAGGATTCAATTCACCTTCTTCTGGATCAAATGCTGTTTCCCTGGGAGGTAGACCCGATATATTTTCTTCAATTAACCAATGTGTCATAAGTAATCCATATAGCAGTTATATGGATTATTTATAGGTCAATATCCTCATCATATTCTAATTCGTCTTCTACATAGCCGCAAAATGGACAATATAGTGGTTTATCTAATAGATTGTCTTCGTCCCATGTAACCATATATTCTGCGTGACAATCTTCGCAAAAATATTCGATAGTACGTTTACTTCCCATGTACTTTAGATTCCTCCTACTATTGCTGATTTACCCCAGACTTCTGCCCAATCACCAGTGAGTGCACCACGGGCATAGTCAGTTGCTCTATTTTCGAAAAAGTTTGTATGAGTAGGAGCATTAATCATTTCTTCTACCCAGAGTAATGGATTTCTTTTTACTTTAAAAATACCTTTTAGTCCAAGACTAATTAATCGACGATCGGCAATATATCGAATATACTTCTTCACATGTTCGGGTTCTAATCCTTCCATTGGACCCATTGCAAAAGCAAGATCAATAAATTTATCTTCTAATTCAACCATTTTTTCAGCAATGGTATAAATTTGTGATTTCAAAGAATCATTCCATAACTCAAGGTTTTCTTCGACATATGTTCTAAATAATTTAATCATAGACTCAGCATGCATTGTTTCATCAACAATAGACCAAGTAACAATTTGTCCCATACCTTTCATTTTACCGTGACGAGGGAAGTTGAGGAGCATAATGAAGGACGAGAACAATTGCATACCTTCAGTGAATGCCGAGAACGCCGCAATGTTCGTAGCAACGCTTTCTTTTGTACCATTTGCGTTCGACAAATCTGTAAAGTAATCGTGTTTGTCTCGCATTGCTTCGTATTCGAGGAATTCGTTGTATGTTGATTCCGGCATACCAAGTGTTTCAATAAGGTGCGAATACGCTGCAACATGTAAGGCCTCTCTAGCAGCAAAGCCTGCTAACATCATTCTGACTTCAGGTTGTGGAAAATAAGGTAGATAATTATTTACATATCCACCAGCTACGTCAATATCTCCTTGTGTAAAGAAACGGAAGATATTTGTAAGGAAAGCTTTTTCTTCGTGTGACAGTTTCTTTTGCCAGTCTTTTACGTCTTCGGCCATTGGTACTTCGGTATGTAACCAATGCGATTGTTCATGTTTTAACCAAGCCTCATATGCCCAAGGATAGTTAAAAGGTTTGAAATAAGATCTTTCGTCCGTCAAATTTGTTTTCATTTTAGCCCTCACACGCTAAACAAGTTGATTCTTCTGCTAATGTACTTACATCTATTTCTTGAATAATTTCCCTTTCAATACGTTTCGATACTCTATCTGCCTTTCCTAATTTTTCCGATCGGCAATAATATAAAGTCTTAAGGCCAGATTTCCACGCTAAATAATGAACAGCGTGTAAGTACTTAATGTTCACGTCAGGTCTAAAAAATAAATTTAATGATTGTGCTTGGTCAATAAATTCTTGTCGTTTTGAAGCATGATCTATTAACCAACGTTGATCTATTTCCATTGCTGTTTTGAATACAGCTTTTTCGTCTTCACTTAAAAATCTTAAATGTTGAACCGATCCATCGTTTGAAATTATCGACGACCAAATTTCATCGTACTCAGTTTTTGTTTCGCCAGAATCCAATTTGCTTTTAATAAGGTTATCCAAATACTTATTTTTATTGAGATACGCTCCACTAAGGGTGTCTTGCCTGTAAGCATTTGCACGAAAAGGTTCAATGCTAGGTGAAGTGTTACCCATAATAATAGAAGAAGAAGCATTGGGAGCAATAGCCATGACATGACTAAACCTTCTTCCTGTACCAGCTGCATCAGGCGCTTCTCCTCGTTCTTCACCCAATTCCAAATTTGCTTCATCTAATTTACTCCTAATGTGTTTAAACATTCTAACATTAGCGCTGGTTGCTTGCCAAGATTCCCATGCAATATTACCTTTTTGCAAATAAGCATGAAAACCAAGTGCGCCAATTCCAATGCTTCTTTCTCTCATTGCAGAAAACTTTGCTCTAGCAACTTGATCAGGAGCGTTATCGATAAAGTGTTGTAATACATTATCAAGCATTTCAGCCATATCTTTCAGAAATTGTGGATTCTTACTCCAAGAATCATAATGCTCAAGATTGACTGATGATAAACAACATACGGCTGTTCTTTCATTATTCGTTGGAAGAATAATTTCTGAACATAGATTTGATTGATGGATTTTCAATCCAAGTTCTTTTTGAAATTCAGGTAAATTGCGATTACTTGTATCAATATAATGAATATAAGGTTCGCCCGTTTCCATTCTTAATTCTAATATTTTTTGCCATAATGCACGAGCTGAAACAGTATCTCGAATTTCACCTGAATGCGGATCAGTTAAATTCCATCCATCATCGGCATCTGGATCTTGTGTACATCGTTCTACTAACTCCATAAAACGATCAGTAACATTAATACCATGATGTAGATTTAAGCATCTAAGATTTTGATCGCCCGTAGGTTTTCTCATCTCAAGGAACATTACAACATCGGGATGAGAAATGTCAAGATAAGTAGCGTAACTGCCCCTGCGCGTGCGTCCTTGGCGATACGCGAGGCACGATGCATCGTAAGTCTTGAGATGAGGCATAACACCAACAGACTTATCATCACCGGAACGGATCCCAAAACCAATGCCAACGCCACCCCCAAGCATAGATAGCCAATTTGTTTCAGATAGGTTATCAACTAATCCCTCCGCCGTATCAGGTATATAATTTAAAAAACAAGAAATTGGCATACCTCTTTTTGAACGGCCATAAGACAATATTGGCGTAGAATAAGATAACCAATGTTTTGAAGAATATTCGTATAAGCGTTGAGCGTGCTCTGGGTTTGAAGCAAATGTAGAACTTACATATGCAAATCTTTCTTGAGGAGATGTTTCATCATCTCTCATATAACTTTCTTGCAATCTATTTAAGCCGAGTGTATCAAAAAGTTCATCGCGGGAATAATCAATTTGAATTCCCATATAGTCGACTTTAGCCATATCTTTTTCCTTGTAAATTATAGACCAGTCGACAAACTGATATCGACGTATTAGTGCATATTAGATAGTATTATTATATATTATTTTCGTCACTTTGTAAATAACAAATGATTAATTATTTTTCTGTATCTTCAAATTGAGGTAGGTTAACAACGGTTTCATCTTCAATAATTTTAATAATTGTTTCAGTTAAACGAAGATCAGCTTCAAGCCAAGATATTTTTACTTGGAGTTCTTTTAAATGATCTAAATAATATTCTAATTCTTTTTGTTTACGAGCCCTAAGAGCTCGAGCGTCTTCTAAAGATACTATAAGACCATTTTCATCATTCATTTTGTAATGCTGCTTGAGCTTCGGTTGCTCTAGCTTCAGCTGCAGCACGTTCTTCAGAAAAATCTACTGCCTTTTCATAATATAGTATAATTTCTTTTTGCTGAAGAATATATCTACGAAGTTCTTGTAGATTAATGGAAAGATTTTCATAACTAGGAACACTGGTCGCAACGAAAACTATTTGACCATTGTCTTCTTCAAATTCTTCTAAGAACTCATCTAAATTATCTGGCGTAACTACATAAAATTTTACGTCGTTGAGTTCTACCGGTTGTGGGGCTACCGGTGTTTGAATATTTGGATATGTTACTTGAGTTACAGTAACTATTCGTGGTTGCGGGTCTGGCTTAGGGAGAAATAATGAACAACTACTCAGTAGTAGCAGGCTCAAGATCGCTAACAGACGTGTTATTTGTTTTTTCTTCAATTTCTCTAAAAACCTCATATGTTCCATTGTTTATTCTCGTTTGTATCAATCCCGGACGTGCAACTGCTAAACGAGTTAAATCATGTCTAGCAAATTTGCTTCTCATTTCATTCAATCCAGCATTAGCTTCTTGAAGACTTGCTTGTAATTCAGTGGTAAGTTGATTTTGTTTTTCTATTTCAGCTTGCATAGCTTCAAGCGAAGCTGATTGCTGTTCTAAAGCTGTGTCTAATATGGCCTTTTCAGCAGACAACCTTTGTATTGTTGCTTGTGTTGTTTCATAATAGTATTTAGCACCGTAGATAGCTCCACCTACGATACCTAATACAAATATGAATGCATATAATTTTAACATTATGCCAACCTAACCCTCACAGTTCCACCATTATCGTAATATGCTTGACCAATTGACACACCAGCTGTGGCAGCATTTGCTTCGTTTGTATATGGTCCAGGTAATTGCCAACCAGATCCATCAATGATATTTTGTACGGTAGTTGAATTATCAATCGATTGATTAATAGTTGTACGAATTGGTTCAGCGTTTACGTGAAGTTCTGGGCCTGATCCAGCATCCAATACAGATATGCTATCATCATTCGTACCAAGATATATTGTACTTGACGAAAGATATAGATGTCTAAATTTTAATTCAGGAGATCCTAAATCGTATGTAACATTGGTATCTGGAATTAAGTGTCCACCAATTGTAGAATCAGCAGTTGTAGTAATTCCACCAGTAGTAACATTCAAGGTAGTAGTTGCACCACGAGTAGTAACTGATTGAAGCGTGTCTGTCTCGGCAAAATTACCACCACCTGAAGTTACAAGTTCTTGTAATTTACCAGTGAATGGGTTTAATCTCCAAGCCATTACGATGTCCTCTCAACAGTAAGTAAGTTACCAGAACCATCGTATGTCATTGATAATACAGCAACAACTGTACCCATTGATCCACCTAATTTGTATTCTACAGTAATTAAATTACCTGAACCGTCGTAAGCATTTTGAATAAAGTCATGAGCTGGAATGCCTAATGGATTCGACATATCAGTGACTCTATCGTATTTTCCTAAACTCATTTCTTATTCCTCTCTAACATGTCTTTAATGTGTTTAAGACCTAAAGATCTTTTATACATTGAATCGGTATCTTCTCTTTTTCTTTTATCTCTACGGGTGTAGGTAAAATCACTTTTTTTATGTGGAGTTAAATCAACACCTCCACCAGCTACAGCATTTGCCGCCGTTTCATTTATATATTCTTTGAATCCTATCATTTTACAATATCTCCAGGATTTACAAATATTTTTTGTTGTGTAACAACATGAATAACTTCATATATTGGAACACCTAACATATCTCCTATAGGATAGCAATTTTCATGAACCATAATCTGGCTTTTCTTATGTGCTATATATTCACCAGTTTTTGGAGATGGTAAATCATCTACTAAAGTATAAATGCCAGGATAAAGTTGATTATTCTCAGACATGTACCAAGTTGATTCAAATAAATCTTGATCAAAATCTATTTCCATTTCATCTAAAACTCTTTGAATTGCTTCGTCTGTCATACCGGTTTCTTCTTTAATTAAGAATAAGGCCGTTGCCCAAGACGCAAGTCTAGTTTTACCAAATGGAAGTTTATTGAGGAGTCTTTTAATATTAAAAACTAAACGATGGAAAACAGTGTAAGCGGCTTTCTCTTCAGAGGTTTTTAATTGCGCTGATTTTTTAAGTAGCTTACCATCTTTATCTAATATACCTAGTTTATAAGCATCGGTATCTTCCCATTTCGAAACGAGCAATTTGATAAATCGATACGCATAAAATAAATCTGCTGTTCTTGAAATGATGCTCATATGTTTCTTAACTTTTCCACTAAGTGTTGGTCTAAACCAACTTCTATGCTATCTTCTTCTTTTATGTAATCTAAGTAAATAAGAATTGTTTTTATAATATCCCAATTACTTTGATTTATTTTATACCATAACATTCTTACCGCAGCTTCAATTCCAAATACATTTGCTAATATAACAACATGGTTAATTAATAAACGTTCTTGCAATTCTCCGCTTTGTCTATATCGACTAATAAGTCTTTTAATATACTTAAATCGATTTAGATCATCGTAAAATTCTTCAGCATCACTACATTGTTTATTTCTGTAATTGTTTGCTGCATATAGTAAAAAATTATCGTCATTCAATACTTCAAATAATTTCACAAAAAATCCTCAATATAAAGTTAACTCCTAACTTTATTTATTAAAGATTTTCTTAAAAAAACTTTTTTGTTCAGTTGAACGTGGATCTTCTTCGTTTAATGGAGCTGGTGAGTCTTCCTCCTCAGAAGACTCTTCAGCTACTTCTTCCACCTTTTTCTTAGGTGCAGCTTTTTTCTTAGTACCATTCCAAGCATCGATATCAGCCTGAGATAATGTTCCACCCTTTAGCTTTTCGCCTCTTGGGCTATAGTATCCGTCAGCTTTTGCAATGGAATCTTTAAGATATCCAGTTTTTGTTGCCATTTGTTACTCCTTATGAGTTATTTACTAATATAATATCGAATAAAGCACCGGCTGCTGCGGTATTACCACACAGCACTTGTATTTCAATATCTGTTTTTTCTGTAAATACCAATGGAACTGGATAGTTATATTCCAATGGTACACCGAAAGTACCAAATTGACCTTTTACAGTAAATGCTCCGCCAAATGGTTTAGTCATTAATCTAAATTGCACATCAGTATTCTTTGTAACATTACATTGCAATTTTAGAAGATAAGCAGTCTTTCCAGCTGGAACAGTATATATTGCCATTAATGTTTGACCAGCTCCGGCTAATATTGTTGCTAATACTATACCATTTACTGTAGCTGTAACATCACCAATATTAGTGGTTGTCTTTTTAATCATTCGAAATATTCGAATAAATGTAGTAACACTTGATGCTCCTACAGCAACATCTTCAACAACAAGGTTATAATCTTGATCCAATCCTTGCACTTCGACGAGAGCTCCTGTGTCGGCAGGATCTGTTGAAGCAATTACCGCAACATCAGCTAGAGTAGTATAGGTGTACGCGCTAGAACCATCATAGACAGCTTCCCAAGCACCAGAACCAATCGATGGATTAAATCCAAACTTATTGATGTGTGAGTATCCATCAACTAGACCGGCAGCAATTGGAATATTTGAAGCAGCACCCGCTGAATTAATAATGTTGCCATCTTTATCGGCAAGCATTACTACTTCATGGATGTCTTTATTTCCAGCTGAGGGGTAGTGTCTACCCCTATTAACACTATATTGTGCCATTATTAATTACCTTATGCTTTTACGGTACCGTCGTCTTCTGCACCAGACTTTTCAGTATTCTTGGTGTGCATATCTTTGAAGTCTTTTTCGCCCTTTGCTTCTGGCTCAGCGACTTCTTCTACTTCTTTTTTCTCATTTGATCCACAAGAACCTTCGTGTACTTTACCACACTTCTCGCAAACCTCGATTTGGTCTTTTTCTTTTACTGATTCTTCTTTAGTAATAGCGTCAACAGTATCTTTCTTCATGGTGACTTTATATGTCTTATCACCAAATTTGAAATCTTTTTTACCATCTTTAGCTGCCGCTGCAGCTGCACCCATGAAGTCTGCTACGTCTTCATCAGCAATCTGCTTAGGTACCCAAGATTCTCTTTTTACTTCTTTTGCTTCATACATACTTTTGTATGCATTTGCAATCGATTGCGTAATATTATCGTTTATCACAGGAGCTCTCCCTATATTGCGTTTATTAAATTAAAATAGTCGGCCGCACCTGCGGCCATTACGGTACTAACAAAAATCCAAAATATTCTATTAATAACTCTCACTGTAACTTGGGTTTCATCAATTTTTATTTCTACATTGTCGATTTTTTTTGATTGCGAATTGAGGCGCTCGTTTAATAATTTTGTATCTTCTTCAAGATTGCCAAGCTTTTCTTCCGCGCGGGCAAGAGCAATCATGCACTCTGCCAATTTATCGATCTTTTGTTCTATACGATCAAGTCGTGCTTCTTCAGTCTTAGTTGCCATTTTTTGTTATCCTAATCATTAAATCATTTTTGCCTTTAATAAGTCTATGGTATTGCATTTTATTGATAACAAACCTATCACCTTCTTTAATATAATTTGGCAAAGTGTCGTCGTACTGAAACTGCCAGCCAATTCCTTCTAATACTTCTATTTCTCGATCTTCCCTGTCTCTATGCCATACAAATTCAGATTCATTTGCATTGACTGAAAAAGTTCTGATATTACCAATGTCAATATAAGCTACCAAAAGAAATTACCTCCTCCTGATAAACCCAATTGTTTTGCATAATGTGGTAATCTACACGACCAATAACCAGCTTTGGTCTTATCTTTCTTTTGATCGCAATTATGTCTAGCAGCAAATGACGCTCTAGCTTTTGGATCATTTATTTTTGCTTTTAATCCTGAAGTGTCTCCAAATTCTACTTTGATTACATTGCCTTTGTCATTCTTAACGTAAACATAAAATTTCTTTGAGCCACCACGTTTTGGATCATTTAATTTTACTTCTTTTCCTTGATATTCTGCTTCCATTAATGGACAATCTAATGGTACATGTTGATCTTCGTACATGTCATAATAGCCAATATCAGTTTCTTCTAAAAGTACTTTATCAATTCCTTCTGGAATATAAGTACCACAATTCATTTGCTTACGAGCTTCTTGAAATAATTCGTAATATGCTTGTGAACCAACACGAAAAACGTTTTCATGCAATGGAATATTATTCTCCACATGATACGTTAAATGCGTACTTTTATTTTCAAATGTTTTAAATTGTTTCATCCACCAAACTCATGACCAGCTACTCTGCGCATTTGTTTCTTAAATTCAGCAAAGTCTGGTTTTTTCTTATACAATTTAATGGAGATTTCATCGCGATCTTTTCCTTTGATTCTCCACTTATAACCTTTTTCTAAATGCTCAGGCTTAGTAGTTTTTACTACACGCCGTTTGAAACCATCTTCCCATTTCTCAGATTTTCCAGGACCTTCAGATATCATACCAGCTAATGTCTTAGGGTCTAATTTATTTACAAATTGTCTAGCAATTCGATCAGCGTAATATTCAATGCTTTTATTAGTAGACCCTTTTTTACGATCCCAAACTTTTTGCAGTATTTCAGCAGCTTTTTTATAAGCTCTACGACCGGTGATTTTTCCTATAGCTACGGAAATATCAGTCATAGTATCTTCGCTCGTGAAATACTCTTTAAAAGTTTTCATTATTTCTTTTTGCCTTTTTCTTTATTCATTAAAGCCATCAGCTTTTTGAATGTCTCTTGGTCTTTTCGCGATAACCGATTGAATTTTTGTTTTTCTAATGATTTTTCCCATTCAGCATCTGATTCATTAGTTGTACCATTACGAACATTGTCAAATGATTTTCCAGTTACTTTTTTGTTTTCAACAGCAGGAACTTTTTCTTCATTAGTAACAGATTCATTATAACCAACTCTAGCATGACTTAATGCAGTCATTACTTTCAAAATTTGACGCATGTTCAAACCCGAATCCATCATAGCTTGGTTAATATCACCCCATTGATATAATTCTTTATCACCACGACGGCTATATTTTCCAGCTTTTTCTTCTATTGTTTCTTCAAACATGCTTTTTGTAACACGATTTTTTATTGGGCCCATGTGTTGGTATCCTTTCATTACGTATTTCTTTAAATCGGTCTTTAGAATTTTTTCTAATTTTCTTGTCTTGGGGTGCATAACAGTCGCGTATTTACCAGCAGACATAAAATCAACTGCTTCATCAGTATCTTCTTTATTCATCATATAACGATGAGCAGAATTTAAGTAATCAGCTGATTTAGTAATTTTACTTTGAACCCATTCAGGCAAATTTTGTTCGTCAGAAAACATTTGAATCATATGACTTGCGTCAGCAACAATACCGCGGAGTTGCGTTTTGGCCATTTGACCCTCGTTATCATATTCACCTTTATCAGCTGGATCTACAGCCTCGCCTGGAGTTGCTTTTTTATAAGCTTTTACTAATTTGTCTGAACCTTCTTCGTAAGCCATTGTTTAACCCTTGTGCTTTTTCCATAAATCAGCATCTGCTGTTGTTCTCGTTTTTCCGCCAGTAGCAAATGAATTTACTCTAGCTAGACCCCATTGAGTTGGAGTAGTGCCAGGACGATGGCTTGAACTCCATGCGGCATATCCACGATCAAATACTTTCTTTAATATTGCGTATGATATACCAGTTTTTTCTGCTTTATTCTTCAAAGCTTTTTTTGCATCAGCTTCTTCTAAATTTTCCTCACCAAACATATCTCTAAATTTTTTAGTATGCTTAGATTCTGGTGCGCCTGGACGAGGTTTGTCATGAGCTGCTTTTTGTTTAGCAGTCATACTTTTATAATCTTTCATTTTTTCTTCGACTTTTTCAACGGCTTCTAACCATTTACGATATTTGCCAGAAGTCGTTTCTACTATTACATAATTAGCACCTAACACAGAAATAGTAGCAATTTCACCAGACTCTTTTATAATTACCTCATCACCAACTTCGTACAAAGAACCTTGAACATACGCTTCACGCTTTTCAGAAATTGGTTCTAATTGAATATGATTGCGATATTCAGACTCTTCTTTAATACCCATTGCTTTACGAAGAGTATCAAACAGTTGTTTACCATCTTTAAATTTAGAAGGCAATCCCTTTGAAAAAGATGAAAAATCATTATCGGCTGCAGCAGCTCTCATTTTAGAAGCTGACATACCGTCTACTGCATCTGAATCTGGATCTCTATCACCGGCTGAAACTATACTAATACCATCTTGAAAATTATAGAAACCGTGCCTTGCATTAACTCCATTATACTTATTGGTTAATGCCGAAAATTCGTTTACTCTATCTGATCCAACAACCATTGTGACTTTAGTAAATCCTTGGTCATATAATTGAACCAAAATATCTAAAGCATTTTTTATTTTCTTATCTAAAATAATATTACGGCCATGCTTAGGAAACATCTTACGCATGACTTTAATTTTAGTAGCGTAATCTAATGGATTCTTTTTTGGATCAGAAGATTGAGACGCATATACACGATAATTATTACCCGGTGCAAGTGAAGCAACTTTGTTTAATAATTTTTCGTGGCCAGTAGTAGGTGGGTTGAATCTTCCAAATGTGAAGACAACTTCCTTTGTGTTTTCTGTAAGAAATTCTGAAAAGCTCTTAAAATTATTTTGCATCTTGAGCTCCTGCTCCACGAGCCTTTGTTACTCTTTCTTTTTCGGCCTTGCGAACTTGTGGTAAAAGCTTTTTCGCTATTTTTGATATAAGCGCTTTTTTAGTATCTAATTTCTTTTCTATACCTTGACGGGCAGCAAAAGATAAATCACCTTTATCTTTATCTTTTAGCATTCTTTTGAGTAAAATTTCTCTGGCTTTCTTTTGAGCTCTAGCTTTAAGCTTCTCAGGTGAAGCCATTTTTTTCTCAGCTTTCTTTTTACCTAAAGCAATTTTAGCTCTATTTTTTCGAAAGTTGGCTTTAGCCTTTTGGCGTTGGACTGCGGTAAGAGCTTCTTCCATATCGTCAGACTTGCGCTTTTTAGCTGCAAGAGCGAGAAGCTCATCTCCGGTTTGAGTATAGTCTACGGTTAAGTAGTCTTTGAAAGAGTACATATTCCTATTTCCCATTAAGATCGAGAAGCAGTTTCCCAACCTTTGATAATATCTGGAGAGAAGTTATTCGTTGAAAATTCTAATCTATCAACGAGTTTAACTGCTCCACCACCAACGCGGTCTATAGCAACAAAGCCTTCTTGGCCGGTTACTTTAAACCCCTTTTTAGTCAGTACAAATGTATTTATAGTTTTTAGTCTATCTAGCTTATTTATAATAATTAACTTCGCAGCGACAATAGCTTGTTGCAAATCGAACACTAATTTTAAATTCTTTTTATTTTCAGAAGAGAAAAATTTAAGTATTTCATCTCTCTTTGCGTATTGAGCCTGTTTACCCTTTTCAGAACTACGCTTATCAGCTTCTTTTTGAAATTTATCTGATATCCATTGAATTAATTCGTTTACATGTTTCTTCGTATCTTTTACTTCGACTTTACCACGAACTTTAGAGTTATTAAAGGTCTCAATCATCTTAGCAAATTCTTGATTCTTTTCGATTTCTCTTAATGTTGAACCTGCAATCTTTTGAAATATTCTTCCAGCCGTAGATAGTGCCTGTGTAACTTCTTTTGTATCGGCTGCAGTAAGCGTTGCAGTACCAGATAAATCTCGAATTTCAGCAGATTTAGACCAAACGGTAGAAACATTTTTAAATTTAGATATGTCTACACCATAAGATGCTTTCATACTTTCAAACGATCCACCTTGATATGTTGTATGCCATACCACGCCAATTTTTGCTTTTGTTATTTTCTTTGCTTCATCAGAAGATGCTTGCACTGCATAAACAATTGTGTTTGGATGAAAGGTAACAAAATCTTCACCATCAATTTTTTGTTTCTTTAAATCAGAACCAGTAAACATGATGTCGCCTTGTACAACACCAGTAATTCCAAGCTTTGATAATTCATCATATGCTATTTTTAATTTGGTAGATAAATCACCTGAAGTATCAGCATCAATGTCTTCATGGCTTTTATACACCTTTGGATTTGCGTTGAAGATACCTTTTTTCGCTACAAAGAATTCTCCATCATTTGGATCAATACCGGCAAAGACAGCTGGAGCTCCATCCCATTTCACAGTTACATCAGTAGCTGATTTAGCAGAGCCGGCCAACATATCTCTTAAAGATCTTAAAGCTAAAATTGCTTGCTTAGCTCCTTTGACTCCACCATAGATCACCTGATCTTCAATGTGAGTCATGTGAGTATTTTTTTCTTCTCTTAAATATGTTCGAAAACTTTGCACATTAATTTCCTATTGATAAATTTTAACAAATGCTGATGAATCGTCTGAGCTTGATGCAGCATAATTTACGATCGCGTTTACAAAGCCGTCAGCTTTCTTTCCTTTATTATTAATCAAATATTGCGTAATCATAACCGCAGCTAATTTTGCTGAAAACCAACCTGCATCTTTTTCAGGGAGTTGTTCCATAAAATAATCAAATGTAAGAGAAGGATCAGAAACTTTAGCCATCTTATAAAAATACATTTGAGATCTTTTGTTTTTTCCGGAAGCTAATTTTTGTGCTATTCTTTTAATACCAGCATGCTTAGGAATATTTACTCCCATGTGTCGTTTTGCTGCTGCAATAATAACGCCCCAACCAGCACCGCCGCCTCGTGCGGTCTTTCCAGAAATTTCAATTTTATTTGCGCCAAGATAATTATTTGGACGGATTTCCATAGAACCGCCAGAAAATTGAATGGTACCACCTTTATTCGAAAAGAAATTTCCTCTATTAGATCTAACAGCAGCTGATACAAATTTATGTGCAGCCGGTGATTGACCGATATTATATTCTTTTGCCTTTGCGTCTTTCTTTACAAGTTTAAGTGAAATGCCAACAACTTTACGTTCTTTAAATAATTTTAAAATAGCCGCGTTTAATGCTGCAATTGAAGAGGTATCTAATTCTTTATTTAAGTTTACACCCTTTTCAATTGCCCATATATCGCCAGGATTCCAT